ATGGAAAGTGGAGGCCAGTTGAACCCTGCACATTCCCGTTGGTTGATGGGGCTACCGCAAGGGTGGGACGACTCCGCGCCTACGGCAACGCCATCACAGCGCAAGTCGCGCAAGGATTAATCGAAAGTTACATGGAGGTGAGAGATGATAGTTGACGTTCGAAGTCCTGTGTCTGCTTACATCGAACTAAATGGTTTTACTATTTATGTTGAGGTCAGTGAGGCTACAGAAAACAAACCGCACATTAGTTATTGGGAGGATAAAGATGACAGATCGTGAAATGGAAGACATGTTGGATGAGATATTCCGCAAAGTATTCAGGGAGGATTGGTGATGGAAATACAATTAGAGTTGGACCTCGATCACGAGGATAGCTTGAATGATTGGGCAGTTAAGCTTGCTGATGATGACATAGCTACAGGGTATCATACAAACTGGGATCATGCATACGAATGTGCGTGGCAGAGTTTAGAGGCTGAATACAACTACGAAATAGTTAGACCATAGGAGGATTGGTGATGGAAATAACCGAAGGATATTACGACTGTGTTCCAGAGCATTCAGTCAGGGAACGACGCACGGCTTATACAGCATATATGAACGGGCAACCGTCATTTACTGTATATCTGTACGACAACAACCCAAACATGATTTCTATTAAGGAGGGAGAAGATGGGTAAAGTAAAAGCTTGGATGATGGATCGTGAACAGAGAGCCTCTGATCGCGGTTCGGCTGATCGATATTATGGTCGGCAGCCAGAGCCACACATGTGGTTGGACAACATAGGCAGGAACGTTGTAGCCGAGGTTGATATGACCGAGGGCGAGGTTGAAGCGTACTTTGAGGGATGGCGCAACGAGGAAGACAGAAAGGATTGGGGCTGATGGTTAAGTGGGATTTATCTAAGCTTGAAGAGAAGTTCATGCCCAAGGACATAGGAGATTTTGTCTGGGCTGTATCGGGATTGACCGAGGTTATTGGTGAGAGTTTCACGACTTCAAGTGACGAGGGTCGCATCGTGTCATGGTCGGATGGGTCGGATGGATACTTCCTGATGCTTGTTTTGGATGACCATGGCAAGGCTCGTGCGTTGATACATGATCACGAGGACGCGAAAAAAACCTATGCGGCGATAGGATATTGCCGTTATCATAACATTACAATTGAACTTTCATGGGAAGAGGAGACTTAAAATGTTTAAAGAACTATGGGCAAGGATCAGGAGCAAGCAGCAATCGGGCGCGAAGCTTACGCGCAAGGAGCAGATCCTAGCAGAGTTAAGCCGAGACATTGGCACAGCGAAACAACTTGCGGACAGATCGGGCGTGAAGCTGACGATTGTACGCACGACGTTATCTCAACTGCGTAAGGCAGGGAAGATCAAGGACACGGGAAAGGATGCAGGGAGTGAGAGCATCTGGAAAGTTGTTAAGTAATGATCGAATACTTCACGGCACTCGTGATCGCGTATACCTTACACGGTCACGAGATCGAAACAGCCGTATGGTTCGAGAGCGAAAGGCATTGTTCGAGGGCCATGAACAACAGGAGTGCAGATATGATGTATGATTATTTGTACGACATCTACGGCAACAACATTTCGATGGGATGCTACACGACGGACCGAGTATCAAAATTAATCAGACCAAAGTTAAGACCCAGAAAGGAGGAGTAATATGGGAAACGAACAGTTAAGTATGTTTCAAGCAGCGCAGTTGCACTGGCTGAAACGACAGGTAGATAATTTGCGGGAGGAGGAACACAAGACAGACGCACGGCCTGGAATAAAGCGAGAGCTATGGGCCGCAAGGGAAGAGCTTGATGATTACGTCAGGCAACTCAAGAAAGTTGGTGTATCAATTCACAATGGTGGTCGGTAATGGGCCGTTGGACAGAGTTGCAAAAGGAATGGCAGGGTTACAAACGTAAACTTGCATATGGAAAACAAGAGGTGTCTTTGAAGGAAGCACCATGGGAGAAAGAAAATGAAAGCAAAAATCGAGATGATCAGTTCACTGATCAAGAGGAAAGAAACGGAACTGGACGATATACAGTGGGACAATCCTGACGACCCAAGGATCGAGGACCTAGTAAAGGAACTCAACTACTACAAAAACAAGTACGAGCAGGGGGAATTGTATGAACCTAACTTTTAGTTGCAACCAGAACACAACCAACATATAAGCTGCAAACAAACGGAGAATAAAATGGGTATTTCAAAAAAAATACAACTGGAAGAAATGGATCGGAACTCTAAAAAAGAAAAGCGTCTGAGCGAAAGCATCGCAAAAGACGATGACGTTGGTTTTAAAGATAGGAAATGGTCAGAGAAGTTTCAGACTATAGCCCTGTTTAAAGACGACATCAAACTGCTAAAGAAACTTGCGGACAAAGAGCAAAGGTCCATGGCTCGACAACTTTCTGTAATAATTCAGAAAGCAGTTGCCGAACAAAAGGCTGCATGATACAATAAATTACACTGCTCGAGTAAGCGCACTGCCTGTGGCTTACCTCGGATTACTAGACCCCGACCGGCTAGGAAAAAATGTAACACTGCGACGTTGGGGTCACTTTTTCTTTTTATAACCGCGCACTTGCGCTGCTGTCATTCGAGACCACCCTCTAGAAAAAGCTTTGGCAACATCGAGGTCGAGGCCAGTTAACTCTGCAATTTCTTTTGCTGTTGTTTCTTCGGATGCATAACCTGTGCATCGTTCTTCGAGCAGCTTGGTTATTTCTTTGGGGTCAACGTCAGCCATTCTCTAGCCTCTTCACCTAATACTTTTGCACTGATATCGATCTTGGATTGCAGTGAAGTGACAATCTTTTCATCGATGGTTCCGTCTGTAATAAGATCAACGTATGTCACGTTATTCTTTTGGCCAATTCGGTGTGCTCGATCCTCTGATTGTGCTCGAGTTTCGAGATTAAAATCATTAGCATAATAAACCACGAGATCTGCTTCGGTCAAGGTCAATCCATATCCCGCTGTGGCGGGGTTACCTACGAAGAACTTTAGTTTTGAGTTCTTGTCTTGAAACTTCTCGACAACCCTTTGCCGTTCATCATCTGGGGTGTCCCCATAGAACGAGGCCGCACAACCTTCACCAAAAGTTTCGTTCAGCATTTTAGTAATCTGTTGGATGTCGTATCGAAAGCGTGACCAGATGATAGCCTTGCCGTCGTGCTCTTCGATCAGTTCTTTCAATGCATCCATACGTTTCGAATCAAAGTATATTGTTTCACCATCATCGGTCTTGAGATGACCGGACATGATTTGCTGCAAGCGCAACATCTGAGTAATGACAGCAGGAGCCGTGGACAATTCGCCACTATCCAACATGACGAGGGCATACTGTTTGATTGAGTTGTACATTTCTCGTTGTTGCTTGGTCATCTCGACGTACCGTACTGTGTAGATCTTTTCGGGTAGATCCAGACAGTCTTGTTTTAGTACGCGATAGGAGAATGCATCGATCCTCTCGGTTAATTCATCTAGGTTCTTGTATCCCACGATCTGTTGGAAGGCATGGGAACCCATGGTTTTGCGTTGCACGACTGCGTATCTGTATTGAAATGAATAGAAGGAGTCGTAACCAAGAAGACCTGGGCGAAGGAACTCGCACTGCGAATAAATATCCATAGGACTTTTTGTAATGGGAGATCCTGTTAGTAACCGTTTGTACTTGAATGCCGCTGCAATTCTCATTAGTGATTTAGTGCGTTTGGCTTTTGGATTCTTGATGGTGGTGGATTCGTCGACGGCAATCAATCCATTTCGACCAAACGCACGAGCCATCCATTCTCCACCTGTCTTACCTTTGACGGATGAGAATGCTTCAACATTCATAACAAAGATTGTGAGGCCCTCGAACTTCTCACCAACAGATCTCATCTCTGCCTGTTGGGTTTTGTTTGGCGAGGACACCCACCGGATTACTCGATGGGGTATGTCATCGGACATGTGCTCTGGTATTTCTTTTGCTACCCAGTTTCGGTACACGCCCTTTGGTGCGATGACCAAAGCAAAGTTTATTTCTCCTAATAGGTACAGCATACCGATGTTATCGAGTAGAACTTTTGATTTCCCCGTACCCATTTCCATAAAGTAACCAAACTCTGGCCTGTCCCACCCACGTTCGAGTGCCGTGATCTGGTGATCAAATGGTTTTAATTTGTAATTGTAGTTGACAACCACCACATATCTCCATTATTGTCTTCAGTACGGATAGCATACTGCTTCCGTTATATCAACCCTGAAGAGGAGAAACTTATGGACGATATATTTGAAGACATGTTTGACGAATCGGCAGCACTGTCGTCAGTCGACACTGGAACTGGAAAACAATTAAGTCAACTGGTTCGCAATCTCCGCAACGTCGAGCAACAGATCGAGGATGCAGAGAACCACATGAAAGCACTGAAGCAGGAGAAGCACAAGCTCTCCGTAGAAAACATTCCTGCACTCATGGATGAGATGGGGGTAGAGCGTCTCGACGTAGACGGTCTTACCGTTGAGCGTAAGATGATTATCAGTGCCTCAATACCGCAAGACCGCAAGGAAGACGCACTTGCATGGCTGCGTGATAACGGATTGGACGACATTATAAAGAACGATGTCACCTGTTCCTTTGGTAAAGGTCAGGACAATCTGGCAGGGGATGTTGTTGGAATACTACAAGACCGTGGTTTCGAGCCAATGACCAAGACCCATGTACATCCATCCACACTCAAAGCTTTTGTAAGGGAGAGAGTAACGGATGGTAAACCGATTGACCTCGATATGTTCGGGGCATTCATTTCAAATGCAGCGCAGATCAGGAGGAAATCATAATGGCGACCGCAGTAACAAAGAAGAAAGAAACCGCAGTATCAACCGATGTAATGGATGACATCTTAGAATTTGCAGGGGAGGGTGCAGCATACGACAGTTCGGAGATGCAAATTCCGTTTGTCCGTATCCTGCAAGCCATGTCACCTCAGTTGAAGAAGCGTGAAGCTGAGTACATCGAAGGCTCGGAACAGGGGGACATGTTCAACACTGTGACTAAACAGTATTGGACAGGGGAAGAAGGTGTGACTGTCATACCTTGTTTCCAAACCACCAAGTACCTAGAGTTCACACCGCGTGAACAAGGTGGTGGGTTCCGTGGTGAGATCGCACCAACAGATCCAGTCTTGCAAAGGACTGAACGTCAGGGTGCAAAAGAGATCTTACCTAGCGGCAACGAACTGGTGAAGTCTGACCAACATTACTGCTTGGTTGTGGATGACGAGGGTTCTTTTCAACCTGTAGTTATCGACATGAAGTCTAGCCAGTTGAAGGTTAGTCGTCGTTGGAAGACCCAGATCGCGATGCAAAAGATTAAGCATCCGAAGACAGGTCAGTTGATTACACCACCGTTGTTTGGCAATCAGTGGAAGTTCGGCACTGTCGAAGAATCCAATGACCAAGGTACGTGGTTCAACTACGCTATCGAAAAGATCGGTTTGTTAGAGAACCGAGATCTCCTACTTGAGGCTAAGTCATTCCGTGACAGTGTAGCCGCAGGTGAAGTGAAAGCTGCCCCAGAAGTTGAGGACTCTCCCTCGAAAGACGGAGAAGAAATCCCCTTCTAGGTAGCCTGGGGGCGGCTATTTTCCCTTGCCGCCCCTTTTTCATTTCAACAGGAGCAGTAAATGTCACAAGCAAAGAAGCTTCTTGCCGCGTACACTGGCGCATTGTCCGCACATGGGACAACCACGGTCGGTAGAATTGGACGCAACGGCAAGGCAGAGAGCCAGAGTAAGATTGTTCGAGAGCCGATGACCGAGGAGATTGTGCAGGGGCACATCGACGGCAAGCAGGGGATCGGGGCAATACCAATCAACGAAGACAATATGTGTAAGTTTGGGGCTATCGATGTAGATGTATATGACCTCAACCATAAAGAATTACAGGAACGAATAAACAAATTGGATCTGCCTCTATTGCATTGTAGATCCAAGTCGGGCGGTGCTCACTTGTATTTGTTTCTCAAAGACTGGGAACCTGCTGCTGTAGCTAGAGAGTATCTAACAGAGATGGCGATACTCTTGGGGCACAGTGGCGTAGAGATCTTTCCCAAGCAGGATAAAATAATTGCTGAACGTGGAGACGTTGGTAACTTTATTAACATGCCTTACTTCGATGCGGAGATGCCGCAGAGATTTTGTTACAACAAAAACACAGAGGCCATGGAGCTTGATGAGTTCCTGACAGAGATAGACAACAAGCGTGTAAACCTATCTGATTTGGAGGCTATACGTGCTACTCAAACTGTAAGAAAACATTTCGAAGATGGTCCTCCCTGCCTACGGCATTTGTTTTCAGATGGTCCTTTGTCAGAACCGAGGAACAAGCTTCTCTTTATGATAGCTGTGTACTGTAAACAAAAGTTTCCTGACGGTTGGCAGAACTCTGTGGAAGAATACAACAGGACTTTGTTTTCCACACCGTTGCCGTCACAGGAAGTGGCGACGCTTATTAAGCAGCACGAAAAGAAGGACTATGGATATACATGTAAGGACGAGCCGTTCAAATCGTACTGTGATCCGTCCCTGTGTGTACTGGCTAAGTTTGGTATAGGGCAGGATGCACCGGATGCACCACAGGTTGGTGGGCTAACGATTATGTTATCGGAACCACGTTTGTATTTTATGGACGTAAACGGTACACGTATCCAACTAACAACGGAGCAGCTACAGAACCAGACGCTATGGCAACGTGCGTGTATGGAGCAGTGCATGTTCATGCCACCAACCACCAAGCCACAGAAGTGGCAGCAGATGGTCAACAACTTAATGAGTCAGGCTACTTACATAGATGTACCAGAAGAGCTTACAATAACAGGCCAGTTTAAAGATCTGTTAGAGGGTTATTGCACGAGCCACATTCGGGCCATGGCTCCAGAAGAAATACTTATGAACAAACCATGGACTGATGGTGGAGTTACCAAGTTCAAACTAGAGGGACTGCTCGAGTTCCTACATAACAGAAGGTTTATTATTACGAGCCGTGGACAGATAACCCAGATGATACGAGATCTCGGCGGTAATGCCACAAAACAAAACATAGTCAAGCGAGGACCGAAGGGTGAAAAGAAAACTCAGGTTCGTTGTTGGTTTGTCCCTGCGTTTGAGGAAGAAGAAATAGAATTACCTGTGAAGGAGTATAGCAATGAAATCCCATTCTAATCGACTGCTGCGGGTGGGTGAGGTAGCCGAGATGCTAGGCGTATCGAAATCCTACATATATAAACTGTCGCAGACCGGAGATTTTCCGAAGCCCATTGTTCTGGGTGACGAGACAAACAGAAGATCCTCGAGCCGTTGGGTTCTGACCGAGATCGAGGACTGGGTAAACACAAGACCAAGGGGGAAAGAATATGATACCGAAAGCTAAATTAATTCTTGGACCGCCAGGATGTGGAAAAACCTACCGTCTAATAGAGGAGATCCGCAAGGCTCTGGCAGAGGGTACGCACCCATCACGCATGGGTGTGATCTCTTTTACACGGAAGGCCATCGAAGAGATGGTAACTCGAGCCTGTGAAGAGTTCGAACTGGAACCAAAAGACTTTCCATACATGAGAACATCTCATTCGTTTGGGTTCCGAGCGTTAGGCTTGCAGCCGCAAGACATCATGAAGAAAGAAGATTACGACAACATAGGAGAAACGGTAGGGTTAACCTTTGAAGGTAAGCTTTCTAACTCTTTAGAGGATGGAATGCCTATGCCTTCTTTAGGTGGATCAGGGTCAGATTATCTACAGATGATAGGCCGATCACGTTTACGCATGGTTACCTTGGACAAAGAGTTTAACGACACGTTTGACCGGACGCTGCACTTCCCTAAGTTGTTGCAATTACACGAGCAGATTGAGCAGTATAAGCAAGCCCTAAACAAGTACGACTATGTGGATATGATCGACAAGTACATACAGGTGGGGGAAGTTCCAAAACTTGAATACCTGATTATAGACGAGGCCCAAGATTTCACACCGTTGCAGTGGGAGATGGCAGTCAAGATAGCAAGCGAGGCGGAGAAAGTATTTATTGCAGGGGATGACGACCAAGCTATCCACAGATGGACAGGCGTGGACGTGGAGCTATTTAAAGAATGCTCCAAGGACATAGATGTACTGGATCAATCGTACAGAATACCAAGGTCCGTGCATAAACTAGCAAGGGTTATTGCAGGGAGGATTGAGGATCGACACACTAAGTTATTTAAACCAAGGGAGGAAGAGGGTTTGGTTGAGTGGATCAACCACCTTGATGATACGCCACTGTACGAGGGATCGTGGACACTTATGGCAAGGACAAATGGATACGTCCATGACATGGCAAAAAGAATCAAGAACATGGGGTTTAAGTTTTCGATCAAGGGTAGACCCAGTATCTCGGACAAACTGGTAGCAAACCTATTTACTTGGGAAGATCTGTGTCAGGACAAGAAGGTTGGATTGCAAAGGATCAAGGATCTATACACAACTGTACCCAAGCAGGGACAGAACGCTGTGGTCAAACGTGGATTTACACAGAGGTTGGACGCTTTGGCTCCAGATGCAGAACTGGATATGACACAGCTACAAAATGAATACGGTTTACTGGTGGGCGCAGAGCAGAGCGGCTACGAGGTGTTGCGTGTAAGCAAGGTAGAGCAGGATTACATTGCAGCAATGATGCGAAGGGGAGATGATCTACTGTCTGCCCCTCGCATAAAGTTGTCCACCTTCCACGCTATGAAGGGAGGCGAAGATGACAACTGTTTGGTATACTTAGGGTCTACCAAAGCAGCCTGTGAAAGCAGGTTTCAAGACGACGAGCACAGGGCGTTTTATGTTGGGGTAACTCGAGCACGTAATTCTCTGTACATATTACAAACAACAAACAATTACAGGTACACGATATGAAATGTTTATACTGCGGAGATCAAATGATTCAGGGTGGTGACCATGATAGCGATATTGGTGATGAGTTTATTATGGTATCGAACTTCTCCTGTCCGAAGTGTGGTTCTTTTGCTTTGTTTTATTTTCCAAATGAGGAAGAGGAGCAAACAATACAATGAAACGTGATGAAGTGTTGGATACAGCAAAGGAATTAATTAATGGACAGAGGGCCAAGGACTACGGTGATGCACACGACAACCACAGTAGAATTGCTTCGGGGTGGAACATCATCGTAGAGGGGGCAATGGAGAGTCATGGATACCTGACTGCCTCGCATGTGGCGTTGATGATGGACTGGGTAAAGAGTGCAAGACTTGTCGAGAACATCAATCATCAGGATTCATGGGTAGACAAATGTGGATACTCGGCTCTCGGAGCAGAGCACAGTGACAGAGGGAATGAAAAACCCTCTATCTTACTGCCTCGGCACGAAGAAATATTATCTAGGGTGGAAACAAAGAATGCAAAATAATTTATTTGGCAGTGCATTACACCACCAGATCAAAGGGGAACTAGATCTAATAGATCAGGACTGGAACATACCGCCAGAGTATCCAGACCTGACAGGCTACAAAGATGTAGCTGTGGATCTCGAGACCTATGATCCTAACATAAAAACATTGGGGCCAGGTTGGGCACGTAAGGACGGGCACATCATCGGCATAGCTGTGGCAGCAGGGGAATACAAAGGATACTTCCCTATCCGTCATGAGAACTCACACAATCTAGATCCAAAGTTCACACTCAAGTGGCTGAAGAAACAGATGGCTGTGCCTGACATGAACGTGATCATGCACAACGCAACCTACGATGCAGGTTGGATGAGGGCCGAGGGCATAGAGATACAGGGCAGGATTATTGACACAATGATTACTGGCGCATTGGTGGACGAAAATCGTTGGTCCTTTGGGCTAGATGCAATGGCTCGAGATTACGTGCAGCTTCGAAAGAATGAAAGGCTTCTACAGGCAGCAGCCAAGGAGTGGGGCGTAGATCCAAAGGCAGAGATGTACAAGCTACCACCTAAGTATGTTGGAGCCTATGCCGAGCAAGACGCAGTTGCTACGCTTAAACTATGGGATGCGCTGAAGGTGCAACTCGAGGAGCAAGAACTCTGGCACATCTGGAATGTAGAGACGGATCTTATACGCTGCATGTTGGACATGAGAACCAACGGTGTGCGTGTGGATCTCGACAAGGCAGACAAGAACAAGAAGTTAATCCGAGCCAAGACCAAGGAGCTACGTTCGTTTATCGAAAAGGAAGCAGGGATGAAGGTAGACATCTGGGCCTCTGCTTCTATCCAAAAGATGTTTGATAAGATGGATATGGAATACTTTACCACAGAGAAAGGTGCACCGTCGTTTACCAAATCGTTTTTGATCGACCATCCATCTAAGGTCTGTCAGGCTTTGGTTAAACTACGTGAGTTCGATAAGGCAGACTCTACGTTTATCGATAGCATACTGCGTCACGAGCACAACGGACGGATACATACAGAGCTACACTCTACACGAAGGGACGAAGGTGGCACTGTGACTGGACGATTCTCGTCGTCCAACCCAAACTTACAGCAAATTCCTGCGCGAGATCCCGACATCAAGAAGATGATTCGTGGTTTGTTTATACCGGAGGACGGTTGCCAGTGGGGATCGTTTGATTACTCGAGCCAAGAGCCAAGGTTACTGGTGCACTTTGCAGCGTCCGTACCTGTAGGATTGAGGCACTCTGTGGTCGACAACATCGTAGATGAGTTCAATACAGGGGACGTGGATCTACATCAGATGGTTGCAGACCTAGCTTCGATCACTCGTAAGGAAGCCAAGACTGTAAACCTTGGCATTATGTACGGCATGGGCGTAGCAAAGTTAGCCGATCAGCTTGGCATACCTGCGGATGATGCAAAAAGTTTGATTAGAAAACACAGAGAAAAGGTGCCGTTTGTTAAAGGTCTTGCAGATCTGGCTACCAAACAGGCGTCAGACAACGGGCAGATACGCACTCTACTAGGCCGTAAGTGCAGGTTTCATCTCTGGGAGCCTCTTACATTCGGAGTAGGTAAACCCCTACCTCACGACGACGCACAGAAGGAGTACGGTAAACAGATTAAACGAGCCTTCACATACAAGGCACTGAACAGATTGATCCAAGGATCAGCAGCCGACCAAACAAAGAAGGCGATGCTTGATTGTTACAACGAGGGACTTACTCCTATGCTTACGGTGCACGATGAGTTATGCTTTAACATAGATGATGAAGCCCAAGTCGGAAAAATAAAGGAACTAATGGAAACAGGCGTACCTCTAAAGGTGCCCTCTAAAATTGACGTAGACATTCAACCAGATTGGGGAGACATAGAATGATAGATCCAGACATGAAGACACTAGGACTAAGACAAATGCATCCAATGCAAGTCGAAGCACTCATGGACTTTGTTGGCACAACCATAAAGTTAGCTGCTGAAACAGGGGATAATAAAACTCTGCTGGACGTAGAGGCATCTGCTGATGAACTCATAAAACTATTTGGAGGCAGAGGTATAAGAATTGAGGTGGAAGACTAGTCGTTCCGTCTTTGTATTTCTAGGTTAGCACTCTGCGAGGCAGGGTCACCAAAGACACTTGGAGCAAGGGTCTGCGCTCTCTCTACAAACCCTTCTGTTAAATTACCTGCTGTATTTCTGACTTGAGCCAAGGTGTTTCTAACTGGAGCCGTAATAGTCTGTGGAAAAGATACCTCGGGTTGCGGTTGTTCTACTTCAGGAGTAGTAATTTGCGGGGTGGCTTGCTCTAATCTACGCAGCCTATCTGCACGACGGTCGGCAAGTCTGGCATCTCTTTCTTCCTTTGCCACCAGTGGCTGTAACTTTTCAAACCTACGTTCGTTAGACAACCTGTTTAGTTCTGCCCAAGGGCGTTCTTTAATCAAATACTTTTTGTCTTCGTTACGCATTTCCATCATGACTTCTCTAATAAGTTCTTTGGATGCTAGACCGGGCCAGAACTCTCCACGCATGATGACATTAATTTCTGCTCCACCCATACCTGATTCTGTAAGACCTTTACGAATAGATGCGTCAGTTGCACCCATGGCTCGAGCAGCCTCAACCTTGTAGTACAGGTTGCTTTGCTCACGATACAAGTTATCGAGGTACGTGGACCATCCCTCCATAACCTCTGGTATAGTTGCATCCGCACGTTTGATTTCTCTGTTGGCAGAACCTTTGGCAGAGGATCTAAGTGGGAGATATTCACCACCTTGAAATCTAAAATCAGTTCTTGTGTTGACGTTAATAGGTGTAAGCCCTGTAACAACCCGAGCAAGCTCTTCGTTAACTGCATACTCCTGACCACGAGTGCCGGGTAAATCTGTCATGGCTCGGAGCAATCTACCCTCTTGAAACTTACCAGATCTTTCTTCCTGAAACATGCGACCGTAGCCTGGAATATATGTGCCAGCTATGTGGACGAGACTCTTTTGCATTTTAGTTCCAAAATCATCTGCGCTTGCGTAAACTCTTGCACCTGTTTGTGTCTCACCGTCTCGCCCAATCCAAGACTGTGGCAGCACATCTCTTACCCGTTCGTAGATCAGAGATTCAGATAAGAACGGCTCGGCGTAACCCTCAATAGCAGACCAAGAAGAGTTTAGTATTTGGTCAGCCTCGCCTTTACCCAACTCACCTCGTTCAAAGTATGTTCGAAGAGCAGCCCGGGCAGGATCTAAAACAAATGCGTGTGGGAAGATAAAACTGAGATCCCCCATAGATATGTTGCCACGCTTGTCATTGTCGAGAACAATCATCTGATGTCCATCATAGAAGTCCGCTGTCAAGGTAAGAGCAGCATTCATCTCTTGCTCCGTGGTCCCTGTTGCAAGCATCGAAGCTTTGGTCATGGCTGCTGGAAGAATCGCGGACGTAGCTGCGTAAGATGTCAGTCTGTTGGTTCCTATACCGTGGATGCGTCGTTCAAGGATCTTTGCATTATCTTCCCCTATCGACCTAATAAGAGCCTTACCTGCATCTGTATTAGGATCTATTTTAAAAGACATTTCTTTAATGCCTCGAGCCAAAGTGTTGGCAGAGTTCCTGATGTTTTCAGATGCAAACGATGTAAAGTTACCAAACACTGGTATGGCATCAAGTCTACGGATTGCTTTACCTACACGGCTGTACACAGGCATGGTATCTTTAACGATGTCGCCCGACATTGTCAGGAGAAAGTTTGCAGGAGATTGATCAAGAGCCAAGGATGCGCCACGCTTGGCTATACCCTGTTCCACAAATACTTTTTGTAACTCAGGAAATACATTTGGTGGTAAGGCGTTGATGTCTAACTCTGCTTTACCAAGAGCGTTAGTTAGTTTTGCTTGCTCTCCAAACACGGACATCATTTTGAAGAAAGAGTCAGATTCAGAATACAGGGATTCAAGCTGCTGCATAAAAGGTATGACAGATGTTGATTTGTCCACAGCGGTTTGCAACCTACCTGCCACCTGAAAGTCTTGTGCCATCTCTTTGAAGTCTCGAAGAGCAGAGGTCACAAGGCTGGTATCCATAACACCCAAAGCACCAAGCTCTCGGCTGTACTTACGAACCGCCTCGTCATCCATGAGATCTACGTTGGCTGCAACTACCCTGAACGCATCTATGAAGTCACTGTCTCTGGTAAAATTTCCGTTGTTTGCTACGGCAATGAGATTACCAGCGATGTTTCTCATTTGTGAGACAATGTTAGGAACGATAGTCATACGTTGTGCCTGACCCTTGAGCAATGCACCTATGGCTATGGCTTGTCCTAGTTCATCTAGTCCCATACGAGCAGGAGTTGTGAGTGCTTGTTTGACCTCTGGGGTTACATACATATCAGACAGGTCTGCATACGCACCGCCGAAAAAAGCCTCTCCTGATTCGTCCGGTTCTAGTTTTACATAGTTCTCCGCATTTAAACGTTTTAAAAAAGTTAATTCTGCTTTTGGTATAACTGTACCTGATATGTTAGCTGTTTCTGTGTCTGCAAACTCCAAAGTTTCTGGATCATAAAGAATGCGTTTTTCGTCTCCGCCGATGTCTTTAGAAAAACTTGGTTCTGCTTTTGGCGCACGAACAATCGCGGGTCGTTGTCCTTTGTTCAACATATTGAAAGCAGTGGAGGCAGCTACACTAAACCCTCCCTCAGAAACATCCTTGGCTACACCCTCATAGAATTTCAAACCTGCTGTTGTTTGCGCTAGATCAGATACAGTTCTGATAAAAGCAGTCTGAGGATCTTTAATTTCCCCCATTAATTCAAGAGTCTTTGGTAATTTATTTAGTTCCTCAACCCGTTCGATTAACATGTTGTCAACCAAACTAACCACACGCCCAGGCATGACGACATTGTTAACTTCTTTTAATGCATTCTTTCTTAACTCAAGAGCACTCTTAGGATCGACCACGCCCTCTGCTAAATCTAAATTCAAATACTTTAAAAGTTTTCTTTCAGCAAAAGCATCTGCTTCTGCATCAGTAAGAATACCTGGATATGTTCCCTCACCAAAAAGTTCTTCATACTGTTTTTTTCCAGGATCTCTTTGTGTGTTTCTAACGTAAGTCTTCATTTCTCGAAGAGCATTTTGATAAACTTTAGAATCAAAATCTAAGTTATCATAAAATTTATCTGGCCTGTCGTACATGTCAAATCTACGACGTAGATAACCACCGACCTCATCCCTATTTCTTTTTATGGTGTTAAGAGCGGCAACCAACGGAGTGCCTGTTACCCCTTCGGTTCTTTTTTCTAACTCTAATATAAACTTGTCCTGAAACTCTTGGTCTAATCTAAGCATACGCTCGGCAGCTTTCTTTGCTCCTTTGTTTAAACCCTCTAAGTTTTCAGGTTTTCCCTCTATAAGATAGTTGTATAGTTTTTCCTTAATTTCTTTTCGTTTACGCTTACGCATAGCAGGGACTTTAGCTAACGTAAAAAACTCTCCTGTCGCTTTCTCAAAAGATTTATAGTACTGAAAAGCTTCACGTTCTGCTGTGTCTCTCACAGCTTTTACATCCAACGCCTCTTCCATAATATCTGCGTCTGCCAAAGCCGTTGGGTTAAACCACTCTTTAAACTTTTGTTTGCTTGGTTTAATCCCAGGAGCCTTGTCCAGCAACTGGTTAGCCAAGCCAAAATACTTCTGTGTTCCCTGTCCTAGCTTTGACAAGCCTTCACTAACATATGGCAGTGCTCCAATTTCTCGAGCACCCGCACCGACCACAGGCAAAGCCAGATCTACAAATCCACTAGCCAATCCCCCTTCGATACCCCTTCGATATTTATTCTTGAGTCTATTGTATGCTAGTTCTGACCCACTCATCTGTGTTGTATCAGTTGTTTTAAGTGCGTCAGGCATGAAATCAAAAGCATCCGATATGGTGGGTCTACCATCCGGTGTGACAAAAGCCTCGTATCCTGCTGTAGCTAGAGCAGTAGATCCGATTAACTTTGCTCGATTGTCTAATAAAGTCTTACCTGTTTTAGATTTGCCAAAGTTTTCTGCGGACTTAAAGAACTTGCTTTTGGCAGGGGCTTTTACTTTGGCGGTGCCACGGGCCACGGAACTAGCACGGCCTAACCATCCAGCTATGGGAATAAAACCAAGCCCAAAAGACAGAAGCTCTTCTGTAATTTCTCCACCCATAGTTCGAGGATCGAGGTCATTCTCTTTTCTAAAGTCGTTAAAGAAATCGCTAGTAGGTCTTGAGTATTCTGTACCAAACGTAATATCTGATGCGGCTGCTCCAAACTCTGCTATACCTTGTGCTACTGTGACAGGTGCAGCTTTCAAACCCCGGCCAATATCCGTGAGCCGAGACTCTTCGAAGGGGGCCAGTGTAGCTAGAGCCTCTGCTTTTATATCTGATGCAAGGGCCTCGTCCCCTGCGTCATAAGCGGATATAGCTTGTTGCTCCAGGCGTTCATACTTTTGTCTGGCTAAAGCTTCTTCTTTTAATCGGGTAGCACCCTCTACATCCCCTCTATCATAAGCGGCAATAGCTGCTGATTCTAACTCTGAGAATGTAGGCATTTTTATGTACGTCCATCTTTCCTTGAGGCTGTCGGTATATCATCTAAACTAGTTGTGCTTTGAGATTGTGTCTCTTCTTGAGGAAGACCAGTGGCTGCAAAGAACAGTTTAGCGTTGTCTTCTCCAACCCTTCCTATAAACTCTGCCATGCGGTTTTCAGGAAGAACGGTATTTGATGCGTCAGGATCAAATATTTCTTGATAGATTCTAGTGTATAGTTTACCTTCTGGTGTGTCCAAAAATGTTTCGCTACTTCTTGCATCCGCTGCAATTCTTGCTCTTGTTTCTGCTGCTCCCAACTCTTTATCAAGTCTTTGATCCGAGAAGAACTGTTCAAGAGCCAACATATCAACCTTATCTTTTCTTGCTTGACGTGTGGCCCTGTCTTCTCTCGCCATCTTCGTACCTTCGAGCAGACCCTTGGCTATATTGGTCAGAGCATTTGAGTCTTCACCCGCCGCAATAGCAAACCCTATCATAGCTAGTGTATGCCACTTCTCTTCGTTTAGATCTCTGTCTTCACCAAGCATCTCGTTGAATTTCTTTTGGTATCCGGAAAGCGCAGTCTTGGAATCTACACCCGGACCAAAAATCTTCTCTCTGATATCCTCAACTTTTTTTTCTGAGCTTCCCCCACCTGTAGCTACTTCTTCAACCTCCAATAACGTCTCATCAGTAATCATGTCTTCATCGGTTGGAGACGCTTCGAACTCCTGCTCTTCGTCTGTCACCTGTTTATTTTTACTTGACTTACGTTTTGTTGCAGATTCTCCTGTTCCTGTGTTTCTTACTCCTTCACCAATACCAAGAATCTCAAAGATAGATTTTTGCATAGATTTATCAACAGGGTTTCTTCTGTCTCCACGTTTTACTTTAGGTGTAGTTGAGCCTTGTTGAGCATCTCTTTGATCAAGATCGCCCATGTCACCATAAATTCTATCAATAGCATTAGGAACCACATCAAAACGTTTGTCAGGAGCACCCATGTCAAGCAACTCTTGGTCCAACTCAGCAGCCGTAGGCGTGTAATCTTCATCCGCATCTAACAACGTAGGCATTGGCTTCTTAATTGTCTCTTCTTCAAATTCACTTGCAAGTTCTGGAATCTCGCTTGGATCTCTTGCTGTATAGTTAGGAGATGTTTTGTCCATGACATACTGTTCCGATGGACCGGGGACATTGACCCCAGGAACAAGCTCAGTGCCAGACTCAATTGTGTTTTGTAACTCCTGACGGTTATCTCTTACAGGAAGCATACTTCTAGGTTCAGTCGCTATACTCGGGTTACTAAGAATAGGATCATTCTCTAATTCAGGTTGAGAAATAGATGTGTTAGTTACATCAGGCAATCCTTGTAACATTTGAAGAAACGCTTGGTTACTAGCGTTGTTAGGATCAATTCTTGAACCTGTAGCAAGCATAACAGCACTGCCATCGGAGTACAAATCATATCTTGCACCGCCCAAAGGATCACCAATTCGAACCGTCTTAACTTTAACGACCGCTGGCTCTACAGATTCCCCATATATCTCACTAGGTGATTGGTATGTGTCACTTTTGATAAAGTCCAAAGCTCGTCTATTTATATCGGCTATCGCTTGTGATCTTGCATCATCTCCCGTGGGAAAATATAAACTCTGGTGTGTGCCAAGATTATTATCTAATATTCTTTTTCTATCTCTCTTTTGCATATTGGTAGCATACCGAGGTGCATCTGTACGGTCTGTAAAGCTTAAATTTTCTTGGTCTAAAGTATCAATGATGCCCCGGTATAATGAATCAAAAGCCCGACCACCATTTTCAAAAGTCTGCGCTGTGTTCATTAGTTCTGGAGAGGATGCAAGTATGCCACCCATGTTTGCCAGCTTGCGCCGAGCATCTCGATTAGCAAACATCTTACGGTTCAGTACGTTCATGTTCCCGGACCTCCAAACCCAAACCCGGGCATCTGACCCAGACTATACAATCCTCCAGCAAGACCAGCAGCCTGTGACAGGAAGCTAGGATCTGACTTCTGTTGATCCAAGAACTTAGTTTGACCCGTAGGCATTCCTTGAAATACGTCTGAGTAAAACCCAAGCTGTTGATATGGCTGCATAACATTTTGGTATTGTGTCTGACGTGCGGCATCCAACTCTGACTGACGTTGTTGCTGTTCTTGTCCGCCCATAGCCGCCAAGGTATTAAGATCGTTGATGTTCATGCCTTGGAACGCCTCGCCAAGTTTAGCCTGTTGCATACCCAAGCTACCCAAACCAGACGCTGCGCCCTGTGCTCTAGCAAACTGTTGTTGCTGTGCTTGGTTGAAACCCTGCTGTCGTAGAGTTGAAGCCGTTCGAGCCTGTTGATCCAAGATGTTACGTCCGATCTCCGCTCGTTCAATGCCCTCACGAGATCCACCAAAGGCTCCCGCTCCAACGGCACGAGCCGCCGCCTGATTCTGTTGCATCTGACCAGCGCGGTTTATGTCCTGCATAGACTGATCAATAACAGCCTGATTATATGGATTCATATATGCCATTGCAGCGTTCGGATCTAACAAACTTTGTACTGCTGTAATACCTGCACCTGTAGCTCGTTCCCCTGCCTGTAGCATAGGCATGTATGATCCTACACCTTGTGTAGCCAAACTAGTAGCTTGTTGTTGCAAGGGTGTGCGACCAGCAACTTGATAAGAGGGAAGAGTATATGACTGTTTACCTAGAGCCTGTGCACGGTCTAGGATTTCTTTCATATACTTCTGTTGATACTCGGGTAAGTCCGTAATACTTGTTTGTGTGAGTTCTGACATGCTCTTACCCTCTTTTCAATTTCTGTACTTCAGCAAACATCTTAGCTGCTTCCGCACCACGAGTACCGTTAGCTGCTCCGCCTAACCTCATACCTGCTTTTTCCATGTTACCATTAGGATCTAATCCCGCCAAATCTTTTCCTGATAAAATAACTTCACCGTTAGATACTAAAATCTCTTCTACCTTATTACCGTTCTGCATAATACCACCAGGAATTGAATCACTGGTCACGGTCCCAGGACCTTGGATCAAGCCCCCAATACCAGACTCCGCCTGTCCGCCCAGTGCTAGACCCTGATACAATACAGGTTGACCCCCATGTGTTTTCATAAACTCTTTGTCATAAGCATCACGGGCTGCTGCTGTATCAAAATGAGGGGAGATCCCTGTTTCAGGATCAGTAAATCTAGATTTAAATAAATTGTCTAATGCATCTTCCGCAGTTGGTGGTCCCTCGTTCATTCTCTTAAAACGTTCTTTAGCGTCAGCGTTGTCATCATCTTTATTAAAAAGTTTTTCGCCAGCTATAGCACCAAGTCCACCGCCAAGCAAACCACCTAACATACCCGCACCAGGAAATAATGCGTTGCCAGCTAGTGTTCCAAGAATACCCATTATCGACATTACGAGTCACCTTTAATTTGTTCAGGCATTGTTACTACAATAGTTGTACTGCGCTTTTCGCTTCCTGTCCATGACTCACCGCAATCAGGGCAGTTACCATCTGGATAAGAAGCAATCTCCTCTGGTGTGTCCACTTCGTTACCGCAGCTTACGCATTCTACTATATCAGAACTTGTGGAAGGTCGCCACTGACTACCGTCTGGCATAATAAGTATGTTTGTCATGATATCACCACCGTTACTGTTCCTACTGCTGTTGTGCCTACGTTTGTTGTAACAGAAAATGAGTTTGCACGTTTGATTTTTACAAACCCATTATCTTCAAAAAGATCACCCTCTTCTAAAACACTAACCACACTTACGTTCGGCATGTTAGGTATGTTTAAAAGTGGATTTCTAGTTTCATCTATAAAGTTGTCCAAGGACCGCGCTAATTGATTCACATATGCAGAGTCATACTGAGGTGGGGCAATAGGAATAATGGATCGAACAATCTTTCTACTCATCGACGACCGTCCGGTCTTGCATCTAGTCTAGGTGCACCCAGTCTCCACTTTACTCCTGTTGTATCGCTCTCAACCTTTAGATTGACTTGTCTTCCGCGCAATCTCATTTGGACTTGATCTGTGTAGTTGTCCGTTCCTGAAACAACAGACGAACGAACCACATCGCCGCTTACGCTACCTTGCCCCGCTGCGCTACCGCTATAGTTTCTTGCGCCCATACTAAATGTAACCTGTGGTGCCGTAGCCGTAGACGACTCAAAGTTTAAATCTGGAAGCACCCTGTTAATCAGCATAAACTGTTGCCCGTCTCCAATATCAAAGTCCGAAGACTGAATAAACGCATTGACAGGTATAGCAGGGGTCTGGCTTCCATCGTCTAAACCAAACTCGTGATTGTAAAGAATGCCATCTGTTCCTGGAGCCTGTGGATATAATCTAGAACCGGAAGCTCTGTCGTTCCAAGCTGTTCTTGCAAGAGTGCCGTAATACCAAGTCTTTTCTAAGTAGTTGTAAATTACATACCGATCTACCTCGTTGCTCCCTGCGGAACAATAATACCACCAAACCTCTGAGTTGCTCGATAGGCTCCCTGCAAAAAACTTAAATGATTGCTGGCGGTTAATGTCGTCAAATACGTACTGTCTTACACTGCATGGTATGGGATTTATCCGACCATCATACATGTAGAAGTTCTCTTGACCCATCCAAAACACCAGATCATTCACACTGATTGCTGTGTTTGGACCTGCAATACGGACGTTTGTACCTATGATGGCTGTACCAAACGTATACGGAGGACCGATAAATTGTACACTGTGCAAACTGTTTTCTGTAAACACAAGGATTTGTCGTGTTGTTCGAATGGCTGTAACAATTTCAGATCCTTGAGATAACCTAAGATCCCCCGCCGTGTTTGTAGCTGTAGGAGTCCAATCCAAAACGCTTTCTTGGCTAGACCAACGAATTAACAATGGATCAAATGTGGCACTACCTAAAGGGTTAGATCCAAAACATAAGACGTGCCTGTCTGTATCAGATACCATGACTCTTCGAACAGTCGTTGGAACGTTAGACGCACCAGATACAGTACTTAAATCAGCCAATCTAGTAGTTTTGCCGTTTGTAGCATCCCAGTAATAAAGTCTACCGTCCACTAGGTTAGCCACAAGATCCTCGCCCCACGAGTCAGAAAACCAAAGACGTAAGTTTTGCCCAGCTAACGACCCTGCGCCAGATCCCCAAGTAAAACGGCCCCAAGTTCCTGCACTCCAACCATTACCCAATAGCGTTGTATCAAGGCCAATGCTTATTTCCATAGCGGCTGTAACAGAACCACCCCCACCAGCAGTTGAACCAGATGATGCGGCCCCACCTGTGTTTACAGTGAAAGAGTTGCCCGAAGATGCTACAGTTAATATCTCAAAGTTCTGGTTTATTTGAGCAGCCGTTATTCCATCTACCGCAGTAGCTCCCGCTAATGTTACGAAGTCTCCTGCCTTTGCGCCATGGGAATTTTCCGTTACTGTAATCGTTCCAGAACCCGCCGCCCCTGTTGTGATGGGATTAGATCCGAGGGTCAAGGTCGTGCGAAGCGGGGTTATATCGTTATATGTACCACCGTCCTCCAGGTATGCTTTCTTGTGCGTACCCATAAATAAAAAGTTGTCTGAATTAAGTGTCACGAAGTCTAGCATGTTGCGACAGCTACCCTCAAAGGTTGTCGTCGCTACTCGGTCCCACCCACCAATACGCTCCACATAGCCAGACTTAAAACGGATTTTATCTCCGTCAAACCAACCCCCTTCGTTAGAGTAGTTGGTGCCCTCTCGGTTGATTCCCGGTTTGAACTGGAGCTTGCTTAGTGGCATGTAACATT